TTATTTCTTCAATACGACTGCTTTTCGCGGCTCGTCCCACTCCACTTGCAAGCCAAGTAAGGCAGCAAGCTCTCTTGTTTTCGCAAAAGCAGTTCCCTGGTCGATCACATAGGAGACTTCCTGTCCGTTCACGGTCACTTTTTGCGTGGAAGGCTCCCATTCCACTGCCCCACCAACTGCTTCCGTAATCATACGGATGGGTACATAGGATACATCATCGATTAGTTTTCCTGTGGAAGTAAGTGTTAGCTCAACCGTGCACTTATCCACATCAGGCTGTGGTTTTTGTGGATAAGCTGTGAGAAACCTGTGGACATCCTGTTGAAACTTTGTCCATGCGTCCTTCGCTGGCATTCCTGTATAGGTTTGCGCGGTCGTATTGACGACAAAAAAGGCTGGGCAGTTTTTCCCCGTAATGTCGTAATGACGCCACAGGTGCTCGACTCCCCAGCCATGTCGCTTCAAGATATCCGCGGTCAGCGCCACTGTTTGCTCGTACATTTTCGTAAAGCTTCCATCTGCATTGACGCACATTTCAATCCCAATCGTGCAGTTGTTCGGATAGTTGCTCAATTTGTTCAAGGCGGCCTGTGAATAAGTCTGCGCCCCGACGTGGTAGCCCATCTCGTCCTCGGGCAGGCAGCGAATGATTTGCTTGTCGTCCACGATGTAGTGTGCGCTCGCTACTGTCGTTGGTTTGTTGAAGTAATTTCGGTTTGCGACGGCATTGGCCCCGCTGCGTTCGTTGGCCGTCCAGTGGATGACGACTCCTTTTGGGACCATTTTCTTTTTGGGACGGGAATTTACGTTGGTTAGAAGCATCTCGGTGATATTCATCGTTTACTAGGACTCCTTTCGTTTGGCACGCTCTGCCTTTGCCTTGATTTCGGCACTGACTAATTTCTCAACGGATTTGGGCATCGGCCAGCCTGCGCGGTGGGCATTGGCGGTCAGGCTTGTCCACGTGTGGTAGATGAGGCCGAAGGTGACGCCGTAGAATAAGAAGCCTGGGGTGCCCATGACACGGTCTAAGAGATTGGCTACGGCTGGTAGAGCCATGAGGAACAAGGTGCGGGGGATTCGGGACAGGCCGTAGTCGGAGGAGTAGGATTGGTCCTTTTTGGCGGCGGAGATGCCCGTGATCCAGTCGAGGGCGATTAGGAAGAAGAGGACGATGAGGATATCTTGGCGGTTGGTGCCGTAAAGATAATGAAAGGCGGGCGACACGATTGCACCTGCTGTTGTCGCCCAGGCGTTTGCTGGGGTTGCGATGCTTTCTAGGCTGTGTAGGGATTTCATAGGTTCGTACCTCCTCGCCCCCTTGGGGGAACAAAAATAGCCCCGCTAGGTACGGGGCTGACTCCAATTCTTTGTGTATGAAATAGTAGTAGCTTAAAAATCTTGGTTGGTAATTTGCTTGAATTCCTCTGGCGTGATTTCTCCGAAAGGATTGGATGTAGTCTTTACAGCAAGTCGTAGCTTATCTGCTGTGACCCACTTCATACTAAATGCCAACTCCCAAAATGCCATCAGTTAGCACCTCCTTTTAATTGGATAAGCTCAAGCTTAACTTGGGCTAGCTGTTCGCCCATTTTTTGGATTAACGCATCTTTTTGGATGTTGCTAATTTTGAGCGAGGAGAGCTCCTGTCCCATTGTCATAACTGGATCGGTTTGTTGCTGTTCTCTAATCACTGAGATAGCCTCTTTATTTTGCATCTTCATTAATCGAACGCACCCCCATAACCATTTACAAGTACACGTTCCTTCGCTGTTCCTTTGTCGATGGTCACCCATAGATTAATAGCCCATTCGGGAGCTGTTTTATTCTTATTGGTGAACAAGTAGCCTCGATTTCCCTTTACTGCCCCTGTGCAATCTTCCCATGTAGGTACATCATCTAAGTAGTTATTGCAAACTTTCACACTTTCAATGGACGAGCCTTCTGGCAAGTATCTTTCAAGTGTCACTAATACACGTAATGGCATACCGTCCAATGTGAAGTCTGCTTTGATATCTGGATTTCCGTACTCTAGCATAAATTCGATATGGGTCTCTGTTCGGGTGAATGTGTAAATTCGCTCGGATGAGATTCCCGCGCTGTCCGTGGCAACGATCTTGATTTGATGCTGTACGTCCAAATCCAATCGAATCCAAGCGTCATAGCTAATTTCAACTGTGTATTGTTGTCCGGCTACGCCCGCAAACGACCTGATTTGCTTGCCGTTCAGATACTCGGTAAAGGTGAAAGTGTTGGCCTCTGGATCAGTGGCTGAATAGTTCACGCTTGGAATTTGCATGAACGCGCCGAGGTCTTGATTTGTTCCGCTGATAACAGGCGGCATGTTGTACTTGACTGTGTATGCTCTTTGATCTACCAAAGAAGGTAGTCTGTTAGTTGAGTCATAAGCCTGTACTTTGGCGTAGTGAACTCTGTCTTCTGCCAGTATGGGGGAAACGAGTGTATTTCCATCGAAAATCTGTTTGTTCCTGTACTGGAACGTCTTACTGAAATTGTACGGCGTTACTCCATCGGAAATGAACGTGCCTATAGGTATATCTCCGCTTCCGAAAATCGCGTTTACCACTATCACAGCTCCGTTAACTTCACTGCTAGCCGTTCCGGTGAACGTATAGTTCATACCCTCGATAAGTTCTAGATTGTCGGCTGGGCTTGTTAACGTTACTACAGGTGGTTTTCCTACGTCGATAGAACCAAAGTATCTGATTTCCGTGTCCGTTGTTCCGGGTTTTGTGTATCTGAACATGCTTGGCGGTACGGTAAATTTCGTTTTGAATGACTTATCTTTGAAGGAAACGGCGTTTTTACCACTATTGGTTATAGCTTTAGCGGCAGGGAACGTAATAAACCCATCAGACGAATGCGTATGGAAAATCGTATTGTTGTTCTCGATAAGAACGTGCACAGCGTTGTTCGGATCGACAGATATATATGAATCCGTTGCGATTCCCAAGTCTACAGTAGTGGTGAAATTATCTCCGCCATTTGTCGACCTAGTAAAAGCCGCTCTGTTGGGTGATCCGTTGGCGATACCCACATACGAGACATTAACAACATCATTGGGTGACACCCTGACCACTGAGGTAGGAAATGACGTTCCGGTGCCGTTAGAGAATCTTTGGACAAAGTCGGAGTTTGGCAACCTCCTGAGTAAGTTAACAAGGAAATTAGAGCCGTCTTGTCTAGTAAAAGCTATAAATTCAGTTCCTTGACTATCCACGTCTATGGACGGGTATGTTTGGTGCCAAGAAGTGTTGTTGTTCGTACCGATTTGTTTCACAAAAGCCGTATCCCTAATGGTTCCAGTGGCGGTTAGATTTGCGTCATGTCTGACCAAATTGAACGAAGAAGGGTGACTAGACACTTTTGCTGACGTAACCAAGAGTAATTTTCTTCTTTGTGCATCATAAACCAAATCCATGCTATGGATATCAGCGAGCGTTACACCAGTCAATGTCGTGTAGTTTTCTGGTAAATTAACATTGGAAAGTGTCGTTACGTCCAGTGCGTGCAAGCCGAGCGTGTTTGCTGTTCGCGCGAATAAGACATACAACATATTCCCGCTTGCTTCAATAGCGAATCCTTTGGTTACGCTTGCGCTTATGTCACCGCTCCAGTCCCATGTCTTTCCATTATCTTTACTTAATACAACAGATAGTTCCAGACCCGACACGTCTCTCACTACACTACCTAACCAACCGTTGGCAAACCTCACCACTCCAGCTCTGTTTCCGCTGTAAAAACTAGCGCTGGTTACTCGGACGGGTGCAACGATTTGACCGGGTTTTTGTTTGACGGTGAAAGTAGCAGACTCAACATAAGGAGACATCAAACCCTTGTCGTCAACAGAGGCAACCCTAACCTTCGATGCGTTGGTATCTACCATCGATCCGCAAACTATTGTTGCTGGTGGCGTTCCGGTGAACTTAGGGAATGTACTCCACGAACCCAGCTCTGGATAATATTGACCAATGACATATCCACTGACGGAACCGTCTGGGTCTGTCGATGTTCCGAAACTAACGGATATGTTATCTCCGGTTTCGTAAGATGTCTTATCAACACGAACGTTAGTTGGCGGTGTTGGCGGCTCATTTACAATTGGAAGTAGAGCAACTGACATCGATACTCCGGGATACGATCCGGTGTACCACGTTGCGCAATCGTCCCCTTTTTCGATGTACGATTTGTGGACGTACTTATCTATCAGGTGTTGCGTGCTGTCGGCGTAAGTGTTATGTGCTCGTGTTATAAATCCTTTTGGCATCGTGCTTATTGACGCACCAGATGATAACAGATTCATAACGACCATCGTACCGCTGACATTGTTGAACTGCGTGTCCTGTGGGGCGTATTTGTTCTGTGCGCCTGTGTACTGTGTTGGTTCTGGAGCAGATACTCCCTTAGCGTTCCGATACATAGAGACAGTCCCGTACCATCCTACGTAATCCCCGCCAGCATAGAATCTGACATTTGGTTCAGCTCCAACTATCTTCTTGTACGCTAAGGCGTACCTGTAACTTCCGACAACCTTATCATAAAGCATCGTCCATCCAGCGGTTACCGTAATGGGATTCGCTGTAGAACCAGCGCGAACTGCAATTAGCATGATGTCGTTAGCTTGATAACCAACTGGAGGAGACAGCGTAAATTCGGTTGCTGACGCGTTCGATTGGTATCCACTCACGAAATAAGCATCTTTTCGTTCTGATGGTAGCGTGTAGTCGATAACCAATTTCGGTCTGAGCGCATCGTTAGCATACTGGTCGGAGTAGAAGTGGTAAATTCCGCTATTGTTAGCCTCGCTTTGGTTCTTTATGACAAACCCAAAATTTGCAAAATCAGCATTAACCCATTGTTGCACAACATTTTTCATTTCTAAGTTTGCTGTTGAATTGGGGTCAAATGCTCCTGTCGCAGACACACCAATTGTTTGTGGTTGAGAATTCCAAGTCACCGACCCTTTAGCTGGCAAGCTGGATGCTAATGCTTTTATTTCGAAGTTTCTGGTTTCTCCGCTGGAACTGTGTATGTTTAGTTGTAATTTAGCGCTATTGATTATCGCCCCATTAGGTATCTGTCCGATGTCGAACAACAAAAAAGATCGCAGCACAACAGTGCCGTTAACACCAAACGTCAACACGCTTGTTGATGGTTCGAACGAATCATTCGGGAATGACGAATTTACATACGTGGCTCTAACTATGCTGTTTGTACTATACAATGTAATTACAGGCATGTTTCTCCTCCTTATCTTTCCGTGATGATGATCGTATGGCGCATGATTGTGTCGGATGGAACGGGTACATATGTGTTATTGGTTCTGGCTCTTACGCAAATGTCCGTTCTTGCGCCCCATTCCCGTTTCTACCATCTAAACCTCCAACCGACTCTGAGCTTCGTTGTAGTAGCCCCGAATCACCCTGATAAAGCTGATAGTAGACAGGTCATCATTAAAATTATTGTGTACAAAACCGTCAGGCAAGGTGGATTCGATTGTATTCACTCGTACTTTCAGGTTTGATACATCTGCCATCAGCACAGCTAGCTCTGCATGAGCATCTGCAATACCTCGCTCCCAACGGTTAATATCGTGTTCGGTAACCGGATCATCGTGCTTCCAGTCCGTTTTCGCTACATAAGACACTTACACCCCTCCTCTCGCTTCGATAACAAAGGCTAGGTTTACGAACTGTGCCCCGTTCATTTCAATGTTTCCTGTCTTCTCAGCAACGACCGCTCCAGTTCTGGTCCTCAACTTTGCGCTCGTGATTACTGGCACACTGGCGACATGTTGGGCAGATACTTGTAATGCAATTCCGTCTTGAATGCCTGCAATCGGATGCGAAGCAATCTCCACAGCTTGTACAGGCACTGAAACTGAGCCGTTTATCAAAATGTCGCCGCCCGACACCCTAGCCAGCAGGTCATTCCGGACGGTTTGAAGATAGCTTGGCAGGATCATTTCACGACCTCCTCGTAACGCTTGATTGGTGTCATTCCTACACGAAATTCACTGACCTTGTGGTACTCCTTAATCCCGACGACTAAGACATCTCGCAGCACGATCTTCTCCGAAACAACTGGTTCAAAAGCGACTCCATTACAATGAACTGGCCTGATTCTCTCAACAGCTTGAACAGCATTCTTTGTATCGAATCGGTCCTCAATCGGGTAGACGTACCGAATCACCTTTTTGCCGTAATCCTCGACCATCTGGACATGCTTGAATGACGAGGAACTCAAACCAATTGCACGCAGCACGCTTGGGGTAAATCCAAGATACGACCAATGCTTTTGCTGGATATTCTTTCGCCGTTCCTCCACACTCAGCAGCTGCTTTCTCCCGAAATAAATCCAATCCCAAACATCCAATCCCCAGGTAGCTGACCATGGGCTAAACTGCTGTAGGATGTCCTCACGCTGCAAATTGAAAGCATCTACAACTGTCCCTGCACCTTCAAAGTGATATTCCGCCACTTTATTCTCGTACCATTGCGGCGGCAGCATCCGCCGATAGCGTTCTGGTATCATGCTGTCACCGCCATCGTTAGTGTCGATACAGAGTCAGCAGGCACAGTCACATTCAATTCCGCGCCGTTTAAGGTGTAGCCTGTGAAATCTATTACCCCATCCACGAAAAAGAGCGCACCGATCTGCTGATACACGATCTGAGAACGCCCTTTTAGGTAGGTTTTGATTTGCTTAGTAATTTGATCTTTGACCTTCTCGATTTCCGCGTCTGGTCGCAAAGCAAGTTTTACAGCGATAGTCACCGGATACACTTTCGCGGGTAACACCTGCAAGTCATGCAAAGCTCTTCGTTTGTCTTCCAGTTTCGTCCGTACATTCTTAGCCAGGTCATGCCCCGCAGGGTTGCCTGTCAGGTCTGTGATATACACGTCGATAGATAGGTCATGCCGCGCCTTCTCGATAGCAACTGCTCCTCCTACCCCATCTACATTTCGCGCCCACCGCTCGTAGTCTTGGCGTCTGCCGTCTCCCTCTTCTGTACGAGCTCGATCAATTAAGCGCTGCCGATATGCATCGTCTGTCTCCGCCTCATTGCGAGATAAGCCGAAGAATACGCCTGTGGCATCCAAAAACTCTCCATCCGCCCAGGGGAGAAACCGTTGGAGAAAACCGTACTCAAATAACTGCTGCTGATCGCTAATTTCCTCTGCAATCGGATAGCCGAGGTCATAAAAGATTTCTCCCTCTTCCGTCGCTGGTGGCGTCTCTCCACGCTTTTGCGCTATCTGGTCCATCCGATTAGCCATTCGCTGATAAATCTGATCCGGGGTTTCCCTGAGAATCGGCATTTCTGGTTTGTCTAACGTTGCCATGTATTCACCTCCGTCCTAGTTGTCCCTCTCGTGCCCTCCATTTCGAGCGAAAAAATGACCCGGTTGTCCTCAAACCGAATGTCTACCACTTCCGCACGCTCTATCTCACTGTGAGCCTCTAGCGCCTCTTGTACTTTCGTCTTAATTGCTGGCAATGAAATACCCGAGCGCATCCTTCCTGTCTCATATAGGAAGTCTACTCCGTACCTTTCCGAGTAAATCTCGTACCGGAAACGACGCGTATTCAAGATTTTCTTTGCTGTCTCTTCCAGATACTCCGCATAGGTAGCCGTCCGCAAATAGCGACCATCTGGCCCTTGCATCAATTGTTTTGTAGTCCAATCGAATTTGTATGTCCATGGAATCGGGTCATCTGATGATCGAACCAGTTGTGTTTCGTCTCCGTTCAGCTCTGGAAACATTACTCCACCACCCCAAGCAGGAGGTATTGTTCGTTATTGCATCGCAACAGAGCTACTTTTTTACCAACATCTTCTTGCAACAATTGGGCAGAACGCAGTACAGACAACTCATACGGCTCCAAGGGTGTCGGGTCCTCGTCGAGCTTTACAGACAAAGGCGAGACTGACAAAAGCTTGCCAAATTCCCCTTGGGTGTTCTCGATGCCGTCTTGTGCATGCCCCCGCAGTTTTGCGATAACTGAATGCATCCCTTACGTCCTCCTTTCCAATTGGAGATCCATTGTGTATTGACCGCCCTTCCAACGCGCTTGGCAGTTGGTGACGATCCAATCCGTGATGGATTTATTGTCCTTTTCCATGATTTTGATTAGCCAGCCTGCACGAAGTCTCGCCGCATTTTCATCCTCGTGCTTGACCGAAATGGAGCGTGTCTTTGGGATTTTGGACAACTCTGCAAGCTGCTTGGCTGCCAATCCAGCTACGTTTTTGTCCTCGCCTGCATCGATGACTTTTTGCATGCGTCCGATTTGTTTGACCAGGCTATCGTTAGATTTCGTTGCACTGCTCACGACCCGATCATCCCGGTAGCGCTCTACTGTCACGACGGTGTATACATCCTCGATACTTTCTCCCGTCGAGCTGCTTGTGAGCAAGCTCGCCTTGAACATCGGGATGATGCTGTTTTTCCCCTCGGGGAGTACCGTCAGCTTATCGCGCTGGTATTGCACGAAATAGCGGATGCCTGTCTTTTCATACGCCTGCTCTGTCAGTGATGTAAAGAGAGACGTATATGATTGGGACGAGATCCTCTCCTTGACCGTAAAACCGAATGCCGGGCAGCTAAAATGGATACCTGCCGACTTAATGATTCGTGCAAGCTCTGTCCCTGCATCTCCATCCAGCTTGAGCCTGGAGACTTCGTTTTTTTGCATATACCAGCCAAGCTCGTATGCTGTTGCAGATAAATCGCCCGTCCGATCATCCCGGTCAAAACGAACGAGCGGGCCATGGAAAAGCTGCTGGGATTCTTTTAACTCCACGCCTGCAAAGAGCATCAAAAAACCCGCCGTTTGTAGCGGCGGGCCTCCCTTGACTTTCACATCACAATTTTGGGCGATTTGTCCCCTAGCCGAGGACCAGGAAAGCTCGGTAACGGCCGGGGTCAGGTCATAGCGGGTCTGTTCTTTTCCGTAAATGACTCTCATTCCATCCACTCCGTTACATTCTGTTTTCTCTTTCCAGCTTTTCGTGAATCATCATTCGCCTGTCCTCGGATTTTCTGCTATCTATTTTGGGGACCGATTGTTGTTTCTTCGTCTTTTTGGCTACCTTCCCGCTCGTGTTCGGACGAGCTGGCTGCTGTCGCGTAATGACCGCACCCGGGGATAAGAGCTGCGTCTGATTGCTCCACGTAATGAACTCATCTTTGACAAACAACGGTAGCTCAATCGAACCATGAAAATCGACGTTTTTTCCTTGGAATTTTCCGTCACATGGGCCGATGAGCACATTCCACGCCAAATCAAGCTCGTCTATAGTCAAAAGTGCTTCAGAGCCCGTTAAGCGATCCAATCCAGCAAGCCATTGCCTAGGCCCCTGATAGCCCTGTACCTCGACATAGGGGGCCGTACTGTCTCCGGGTAAGATGAAGTCAAAAGAGATGGATTTTGGACGTCTGGAAGAGATGCGATTGCCGGACAATAACGTAATCGATGTCGAGCTTTCGATGTCGTTGCCGTAGCCACGAAACTGGATTTCCGCAGGTGTAACCGGAAACGTCAGCCTATATTTTCCCTGTAGACGGATCATTTCGTTACTCCTCCCCTCGTCTCTATTGCATCCAGCAGGGAGCGCTCGATGATGTCCTTGATTCTCTGCGCGACAGATGGATCGCTGAGCATTTTTAACATGGTTGGGATATCTTGCAGTACGCCTTGTACGTGCAGTGGAATCGAAACTTGCGGAATAGCAATGGAGACAGGCTGCGGATTCCCGGGTGAGTTACCAACAGGCGAATGATTCGGAGCAGCAGGACCTGCTTGAATTGCTGGTTTCATAGCTGCAGCTCCCGCAGATGCCACAGGAGTCTTGTTCTGCCACCACGACTTGATCCCATCATAGAGGGCACCACCTGCAGTTGATCCACCCATGCCACCAATAAAGCCACCAACTATCCCCCCGATTGCTGTACCAATCCCAGGTAACACCGAACCAATAACTGCTCCAGTAGCCGCTCCCGCTGCTGCCCCTCCCCAGCCACCGAGTGCTTCTGCCCCCACTTGTGCTGCAGTATCCAGCTTGTTCGCTGAGCCTGCAATAGCTGTGACGCCTAGTAAAGTTCCCAGAAGAGGAACCCTTCTGAGTCCTCCTTTCAGCATTTTTTTCCAGCCACCGCTGGCAGCTTTACCAGTCTCAGCATGATTGCCGCCACTATCTGGTCCGGGTTGATTTCCTGCAGCAGAGGAGGTAGTTGGCGCACTGTTTTGATTTTTGTTTTTGCCGTCAGTTTTCTCTGCTTCTTTTTGCGGATTACCGCCACCAGCGTCCGGTTGTTTTTTTCCTGCCGTAGAAGTTGTTGGGGCATTGTTTTGACCTCTGCTCGTTGTTTTCCCCGCTTGTCCTTGAGGACCACCACTATTCGAAGTAGATTTTTCTCCTGTTGGAGGGCGATCCGGAGAACTTTTTTTCTTTGATTTCTTTTTAGAAGGAGTTCTTTGTGTGCCATCGCAGCAACAGCAGCAGTCTTTTCCGCCAGTCGCTTCTGGAGGGAACTTTTCTATGGTTTTCCAAAGATCTTTGAATTTTTTCAGCTGAGATGTCGTGTGAACGTTCAAAGCATTACCAAGGAGTAGTAATCCTCCGACAAAAATCACAGTACCTTTTATCGACTCGCCCAAAGAGTTAAACGAGCCCATTATTCCTTCAGCTGCTTTTGAAATCCCTGTATTTATCCCAGACATTTGTTCTGCGTACAGAGTCGCGATCTCCATGGCCTCGTTTCTCGCCATCGCTTGTGCCTGCCCAGTTTTATAATAAGCATCGTTCTGAGCAGACAGCTGATGCGCATTCACCGCTTCATTCCCGACTTTATATGCGCTCTCTTTCCCCATTTCCGGCACAAAAGCCCCTGTAGCCGTATCTTTTACTTCTCGCAGACCCTTCGCCATGTCATCTCCGGCATCGCCTCTCAAAGTATCGAATGCACGTTGTTGTAACGTTTGATCCTGGATGCTAGAAAAAGTCATCAGGAGTTTTCCGAGGGCGATATTTATTGTTTCTTTCTCCCCTGTTGCGAGACTTCGATTCAGCGTTGCTATATCTTGGGCGGCCTTGGCCTTTGCATCCTTCTTATTTTGAGCCTTGTAATGCTTCTCAAGAATTGCGGCGAGATCACCATTATCCGACATCTTCATTGCATTCTCATATAACGCACCATACGTTTTAAAATCATTCAAAAGGTTCCCTATTGAAACATAGGTAGCGGCCATTTTTTCAGGCGTATTCAGCAAATTGCCATTCTGTAGGTTGAAATGAGCCATAGACTCCACAAATTTTCCAGTCGCGGCTCCCCCTCCCTTGTTGCTTAAATACTGAACGGCATTTGACTGCCTAACGGTACTTTCATTACCAGTAGAAATCTCAATGGAGCTCATCATTTTCATGATGTCATCTTCCGTAAACCGCGTCGTGTATTTCAGCATGCTTGCTTTTTCTGCATACTTTAAACCATTGGATGCATGCACAAGTTCAGCTTTGGCCATGAGGCTATATGCTTGATCTTTCTTTATATCAGGGTTGAGCTCACGTATGGTTATGGAAGTCTCTTCTATCTTTAGGAGTTGCTCCTTACTTTTGCCACCAGCTTCAAAAAGTGTCTTTTCTCTTTCAGTCGCCTGAGCTTCTTGGGCAACCGAGCTCAGCGTTGTTCCAAGAGCCTTTTCGATCAAAGGAGTTAGTGAGCCCTGGAGTCCTTTTGCGAGATCGTCATATTTACCTACTACTCCACTATAAGCATCAAACTTTTCCATCATTGTTCCTGCCATTCTTTCACCTCCTTGTCCTCCCAGATGTCTTACACCCAGCAGAACCCGAAAAAAGCCGGGAGACCTATCCCCCAGCCCTTTCCTCATCCTCTGCCTCAATCAACTGACAAGCAAAAATAAACAGCTTCTGCTTGTACAAATCGACTTCGTACTCGAGTAGATCCGACGGGCGGCCTCTGCCTTTTAGAAAAGCACGGCAAATATGCCAGGCCTCGCCGTCAGATCGGATTAGTTTTTTGCTTCTTCAATGGCTTCTTCTTCCGTTTGGGTCGCATTGACTTCACGGACTGCATTTAGTAGCTTGGTGTAGCCTTCTGGGTTGTCGCGGAAAATTTTCTCGACGAGCTCATACTTGGTGCCAACCTTGTACGCTTTCTTGAGCTCTTCCTGATTCCAAGGGAATTCGTGCTCGGTAGCTTTCACCAAACGAGCATCGTTGTACAGGAACCAATCCGTTTTCTCTCCTTTGTCAGCCATGCGTTCGCAATCACGCAGCTCGGACAAATTCAGTTGGCGTACCTTCCACTCGTCACCATCGATGGTGACGGTGATTTCTTTTCGCGGAGCTTGTTCATTAGCCTTGGCCAAAAATTTCTCGAGTTTGTTTTTGTTCATATTCAAGCACTCTCCTATTCCGTGTAGGTTGGCAATTCATCCAGGTAGTCTGGCTTCTCGATGGAAATTCCTTTTAGGTCATATGTCGCGTGATCGTTGCCGTCTGCTTTGGCTTCCCACAGCGTAATCTCGTCTGGGTTCAGCACGATATTGGAAATGCGGACGCGTTCGGAGTTGCCGGCTTCCTTGTCCAGCGTCTCGCCGATCAGGAATGGGAGGACTGGGGTCTTGCCTTGCGTCAATTGATCGACGCAGTAGTATTTCAGCGCAGCGTTGGTTGCGGTAATTTTCAATGTCACTTCTACATGCCAGTCGTTGACGGTTTGGATTTTTCCTTTTTGCAGGCGATTCGTGTCGCCGTACTCTACCTTGAGAACCATTTTGCCTTCCAAGGTACCGAAGATCGGGTCTCCGTTTTCATCGTAAATTTGGCAGTTCTTCAGTTTAATATCGCGTGCAATAGCCAATTACAGCACCTCCCAGTCAATGTCAAAGTATTCGATGGCATCAAGCGGCTTCGCAGACAAGAGGAAGCCACGGCGATCCCCGATGCCATTCTTTTTATCCGTAAATGTCCAGCCCGTATCAATCGCGCCCTGCTGCTCGCGGACGGTCATGTACGCGTTGACGGCAGAGACAAACACCGCACCGCCCAAATCGTTGTTGCCGAGCTTGCCTTTGTATTTCTTGCCGACTTGGCTGATGTCGTTGACGATCTGATCCAGCGTCATGCTGACACGGATTTTGCCGTAGTCCTCGCGCTCATGTGTACCCAGAACAGCCAGCGTATTGACGGCGCTCTCGATGATGTACACGTCTCCGTCGCGAGTTGCGATCAGCGTACCGGAGCCGAGCGCACTCAAAATATCCGTGTGGCCCCAATCCTTAAGCGCTTTTTTCAATGGAACGACGACGGCCGTCAGCGATTCATGCGCAGGTGTCGCGGCGATCATACCCGCTACCCATGCGGCCCACTCCAAGCTGCCGTATACTTTTCCGTTGTTGTGTTGACCAGCGATAGCACTGTTCACGACAAAACGGGCATTTTGCGCCACAGAGCGCTCGATGTGCTTCGCCATGTTCTCATCGTCCGCTGCTTTTCCGCCGATTACCAGCGTGCTGAGCTTCTTGTTTTGTGCGCGACGATCGCTCATGAATTGCTTCGCTGCCGCTTGCACAGCCGCATCGTCAAAAGGCAGATACATCGAGTCAAAATCAGCTCCGGACACAGCCATGAACAGCTTAGTAGAGTCAGCTGAGGTAAGCGCTACTGTGCCACTTTTCGCTCCTGTCAGCGCTGTTTCCGGCACGATTGTAACAGCAGTCTCACCCAGCTTTTTCACACGCACATAGTTGGATTGGCTCGTTTTCGCTGCCAGCTCATTTGCATCCGCAAACGAAAACTTCTCCGTTTGCAGCGGGCCTGTTACCTGAAGTTCTTTTTTACCTGGCTCGGACGTCGAAGCCGTGATCGTAACCTTCAGCTCGTTACCTACCAAACCCGGATACAGAGCCTCGACTCTGATTGCTTCGGCTTGCTCATACGCTGCTTTTGTGGCTGTGCCATTCGTCATGCGGTACGCGAGAATCGTCGCGCCACCTTCTGCTGCCAGCTCTACGGTATCGACCTTGCCAAATGTCTGTGCAAGTCGCTCTTCAAAGCTCCCTAGTTTGACCAGCTCATCTGGCGCACCCCACTCCGCTTGATACGGTACCAGTACGACACCGCTCTTCGGTACTACACGTTCTTTTGCTTTTGCGATCAGTTCGACCGTTACACCCGGACGTTCACGTTGAATGGTCATGCTTACACCCCGCCTTTGTATTTGGTCAGTCGGCTCTTCACTTGTCCTTCTGCCAGTAGTTGATCATCTGCTTCAGAAAAAAGAGCACCTGCTACCTCGAACCGTTCGGCTCCAAGGTAAGCGGCGCTCTTGATCCACTCTTGTTTGGTTTGCACAAGCTCTGGGGCCTGTGCTTGTTGTTCTTTTCGTGCCACTATGATCGGACCCCCTCTACATCAAATTCGTTGATTTTTTCTGTGACTGCTCTCTGCACCGCCACGTTGTAGGTGAACTGGAACGCGATTTCCGTCCGATCCTTTTTATCCCGCCAAATACGCAAGGTGGAGCTGTCGATCTCGATGGACAATCCAGACGTCTTGCCTTGATAACTGAACTGCCTTTGGCGAAGAAACTCACGCAGCGGTTCGGCTGAAAGCGGCTGGTAGACACCCGCTACCTTTGGATAGTGGAGGACGATGGCTGCTTCTGAGACCACCTGATAGGAAGTGAGGCTTCTTCCTTCTTCACGGACCCCTTGCGTCAAAAGAAACGCGATAGGCGGTTGGAATCGCTGCGCCATCCAATCGTCCACATTCACAACAGTAGACAGCTCTGGATACGCTTCCTTCACCAGTTCACTGAGAACAGCTAGCTCACGATCCATCCAGCTTCCACCTCCCATACTTGCGGTATTCTCATCTGTCTTCGTCACATGTCTCTTCCCCCCACTATTTCACTTCATTTGGCAAGGTATCCACGGCAAATACCCGCCGAGCAGGGAGCGAGTGCCTTTGGCTTTGACTCGCAACATCGTGTGGCGTCAATTGCCGTTTTCCCCGCTCGCCGGACATTTGAGTCGGCAGCGTACATAAAAAGCCACCCGACAGCTTCATCGGATGGCTCGTATCTCTCTTACTTGTTTCGCTTGACTCAAGTATAACCGATCTGGAGGAAAAACCGGGAAAATGACCCGATGTGTCAGGAAGTGTCAACTTTTGTCAGCCTCAGCATGCTTGTGAAAATGAAAAGAAGCTGTCATCTTCCAGACAGCTTCTCGTCGGGCTCTGTTTTTCATCATCCAGTCTGCTGTACCTGATCGCCATACATCGCCCATGCCATCTTTATCACAGCACTGCGCTTGATTTCATAATACCGCTGTCGGGACACGCCGATTTCTTTGGCAATCAAATTGTTCTTGTCGCCATCCAGCAAAGCTTCGACTACCAACCGTTCCTGCTCTCCTGGAATCGTCTCAACCGCTTTGTTGATCCGCTCGATTTTATCCTGCAAATTTTGTAGCCTCTTCCATTTCCGCTCCCGGCGTACAACCTCTGCGTGCGTCTTATCACCATTGCTGCCTTTTCCTTTCGGCATCCCTGCATCCAGTCCGTACTGTGCGACCATTCCTTCCCCTGCTTCACGCAAAAAACGCTGGATACGCACAATCTCGATCTGCATGTAATTGTAGTCGCGGATTTCTTCCTCCGCCTTTTGTAGAAAATCTACGATGGGTGCTTGCTCGCTCGTCCGGGCAAAACCTTCTTTTCTTGCGGAAACTGTCTTTTGCTGCCCTTTTGTCTCTTGATCTCGCATGTACTTGTCCCACTCCGGGCAAGAATCAATTTTTCCTACGTGCTTATCATGAACCTGGCAATGTGATTTCTTTCCCCAGCACGTTGCCGGACACACCTCGCATACTGCTTCCATGAAAACATCTTTGCTGATCAAGGTACTATTCCCCCTCGGTCATATATATGAAGTCCGTATGATTGCTTATCGGTTTTCGTTGAGTCTTGCGTCTTTTCTTAATCTTTGGGACAAACCGATCTGTCCGATAATGACTCCGACCAATAAAACAACTGCTCCGATTAATGCTGCTTCTATCATTTCGTACGTATCTCCTTTGCATGGTCATTTTCTTGTATAATGAAAGGGGGCAAAGAGGATACTCACCAGTTGTATTCTTTGCCCCAAGCAATTAATGGGGATTCCGATCGTCAGTCGGGGTCTCCTTTTTTTCCTGCTGCTCTTTCTTTTTCTCTTTGTTTGCCTTTAATTGCAGATTGAACAGATTATTGATCCGAATCTGCAAATCCACCTGCTTAAACGTGACGATTAGAGCAAGGAAGCACACGACAACCGCGAGAACCTGAACGTAATCAATCGTCATCAT